ACCGGATGGCCGCGCGATTTTTTCTGCCCCCTCCGCTTTAATTCGAATTAAAGCGTGCTGCTTTCGTTTCGTCCAATGATATTGCGTCTGACGAGCTTAGATATTTGCAACAACTTGGGCGCTAAGTTGTTGGGTCTGGTCTATAAATTAAAGCCTCTTGGCCCACTATCTTTAACTCAAAATGCCTAAGCGCGATGCCCCATGGCGTTCAATGGCGGGAACCTCAAAGGTTAGCCGCAACGCTAATTACTCTCCTCGCTCAGGAATTGGGCCAAGAATAAACAAGGCCTCTGAATGGGTTAACAGGCCCATGTACAGGAAACCCAGGATCTACCGGACGCTGAGGACTCCTGACGTCCCAAGAGGCTGTGAAGGGCCTTGTAAGGTCCAGTCATTCGAGCAGCGACATGACATCTTACACACTGGCAAGGTAATATGTATATCTGACGTTACCCGCGGTAACGGTATTACCCATCGTGTCGGGAAGCGGTTTTGTGTTAAGTCTGTGTATATCCTTGGTAAGATATGGATGGACGAGAACATCAAGCTGAAGAACCACACCAACAGCGTCATGTTCTGGCTGGTCAGAGACAGAAGACCGTATGGAACGCCTATGGATTTCGGTCAGGTGTTCAACATGTTCGACAATGAGCCTAGCACAGCCACTGTTAAGAACGATCTTCGTGATCGTTATCAGGTCATGCATAAGTTCTACGGCAAGGTCACAGGTGGACAGTACGCCAGCAACGAGCAGGCTATTGTGAGGCGGTTCTGGAAGGTCAACAACCACGTTGTCTACAACCATCAAGAAGCTGGCAAGTACGAGAATCATACTGAGAACGCCCTATTATTGTACATGGCATGTACTCATGCCTCTAACCCTGTATATGCAACGCTTAAGATTCGGATCTATTTTTATGATTCGATCTTAAATTAATAAAATTTAAATTTTATTGAATGATCTTCAAGTACATAATTTACATATGATCGATCTGTTGCAAAATGAACAGCTCTAATTACATTGTTAATCGAAACAGCACCTAACCTATCTAAGTACAAAAGGACTAACTGTCTAAATCTAGCTAAATAAGTCGACCCAGAAGCTGTTATCGATGTCGTCCAGACTTGGAAGTTCAGGTAGGCTTTGTGGAGATCCAACGCTCTCCTGAGGTTGTGGTTGAACCGGATTTGGACGCTGTATATTCTGGTCCTGGTGTATAGTAAGTCCTCTATTCGGTTTATCTTGAAATAGAGGGGATTTTCTATCTCCCAGATAAACACGCCATTCTCTGCCTGACGTGCAGTGATGAGCTCCCCTGTGCGTGAATCCATGTCCTGCGCAGTCTATGTGGAAGTATATGGAGCAACCGCAGTCTAAGTCAATGCGTCTCCTCCTGATGGCCCTCCTCTTTGCTTGCCTGTGCGCCTTCTTGATAGAGGGGGGCTGTGAGGGTGATGAAGACCGCATTCTTTAGAGTCCAGTTTCTAAGAGACGCATTATCTTCTTTCTCGAGGAAAGCTTTATAGCTGGAACCCTCGCCAGGATTGCAGAGCACGATTGATGGGATACCTCCTTTAATTTGAACTGGCTTTCCGTACTTACAATTTGATTGCCAGTCTTTTTGGGCCCCAAGGAGTTCTTTCCAGTGCTTTAGCTTTAGATACTGCGGTGCGACGTCATCAATGACGTTATACTCCACTGCATTTGAATAGACCCTAGAATTGAAATCAAGATGACCGCTCAAGTAATTATGTGGGCCTAAGACCCTAGCCCACATCGTCTTCCCTGTTCTTGAATCACCTTCGACTATGAGACTCAATGGTCTTTCTGGCCGCGCAGCGGGACTTCTTCCAAAATAATCATCTGCCCACTCTTGCATCTCGTCGGGAACGTTAGTGAAAGAGGAGAGTGGAAACGGAGGAGTCCATGGCTCCGGAGCCTTTTGGAATATTCTGCTTGCGTTAGCAAGCAGGTTGTGATGTTGAAGGAAGAAATGTTGTGGTTGTTCTTCCTTTATTATTTGCAGAGCTGCCTCTGCCGATTCTGCATTTAACGCCTTGGCATATGTATCGTTAACTGACTGCTGACCTCCTCGAGCAGATCTGCCGTCGATCTGGAATTTTCCCCATTCAATTGTATCTCCATCTTTGTCGATGTAGGACTTGACGTCGGAGCTGGATTTAGCTCCCTGAATGTTCGGATGGAAATGTGTTGACCTGGATGGGGAGACCAGATCGAAGAATCTATTATTCGTGCACTGGTATTTTCCTTCGAATTGGATGAGCATGTGGATATGAGGATCCCCATTTTCGTGAAGTTCTCTGCAGATTTTTATGAACTTCTTGTTAACTGGGGTTTTGATAGCTTGAATTTGGGAAAGTGCTTCCTCTTTAGTGAGAGAGCACTGGGGATAAGTGAGGAAATAGTTTTTGGAGTTCACTCTAAACTTCTTTGGTGGTGGCATTTTTGTAATAAGAGGGGTTTACACCGATTGAGCTCCTCTCAAACTTGCTCTATCAATTGGTGTATTGGGGTAACTTATATACTATAACCCTCAATAGTGGTTTGGGTACACGTGTCGGCCATCCGTATAATATT